TACAGATGTTGTGCAGTGTCAAAAGTGTTATATCCCTTGTAAACTACGACCCCGTCGCGACCAACCGCAAAGGCACGATCGATCGCAGCAAACACCCTGTGCTCGATAGCCCGGAGATAACACCCGAGCAAGATGTTATACTCAGCTTTCCGCGCACGAATCAACCGCGCAATCAGCCGTTTCAACTCAAGAATCAGCTTCTCGAACTTGATAAATGAGTACAGCTCTGCCCAACGTGCGTCCCAGCCTACCTGGTCAATGCGTGCATTCGCATCCCTGTAGAGCCGACGGCGTGCTTGTGGGACGATACGGGTGACGTAATCGTCTCGGTGGTATGGTTGAGCCACGCCTGTCTGTTCATCAAGGAGCATACGCGCGCCTTGGAGCCCGCTCTGGACGTCTTGATACAAGGGCCTATATGGGGGTCAAAACCGTTCTTTCGTGACTGGATCGACTGTGGTGTGGAGTTTGTCGACCCATATCCACTTGTTTTTCAACGGACTGCCGGGGGGGTAGGTCACACGGTAAAACCTACGTGGCCCCACGCACTCCGGGCGAAACTTTTCGTAATAAACGCGCTCCGCCAATGCCGCAAGCGCGGTGGTGCAAGTGAGAGAGTGCGTGACAACTGGATGAGTCTGTAGAGGAAAGATAACGGTTGATGCGTTGTACTGTGTTATTGCAGCACGCGGTGGATCGCGCTGCTTAACGCCTAGCTGGCGCACGGTCACACAAGAGGGGAGAGGCAAATGCGTCGCCACAGTGATGATCGCGCACGCCGCCAGGCCACTCAGAAAGAACGCGGCTGTTCAACCACGCGTGCGAAGCACCCACGCGTAGCCCACTGCTCCCAATCAACCAACGCCCGATCCGCCAGCACATGTCCCAGGGTCGTTCCTTGGGAAACGTGATGCCGTATGTACGTAAGAATCGGCATCACGAACCACGCGCGCCACGTGGTATGGTCGTAGACTGTGAGATCGCGTGTCGCAAGCCGTTGCCGTACTAGCACACTGGCACTCGCTAGGCGATCCCGCTGCTCGAGCTCCAAACGTGTAGGAACCCAAGCATTCGTTGAGGCGATGTTAGCTATCCGAATCACAATCGAAGGCGGCACACCCGGAGCGCGGTCCTGAGCCAGGCGAAGACACGCTTGTTGGCAACGAACCCACACTGCTTTG